TTCCTGTCTGAACATCGTATGTAAATTCTGAAGGAAAATCGGGAATGAATTGCTTTCTGAATCTATCCAAGAAAAAATCTTGTGTCTTGTCTAGATCGGAAAACTCGTATGAAGAAAAAGGAACTAATTTTGGATCGTTTGAATTTTCCAAAAATCGGTAGTATGCTTCTATAAATTCAACGAAAAGCGCATAATCTGTCTTTATGAAATCTGGTATTTGGGAAGGTAATACATTAGACAGTTTGTTCTTTATTTGAAGAACATCGTCGTTTGTGTAGAAGTAGAACTTAGTTTCTGAACCTATTATCTTTTTGTTGAACCTATTGACAAGATAAGCACGAATCGTGTGCTTGCCTTCTGCCAATCCAGTTACTTCAAATCTATCTTTTAGTTTTTCTCTTTCATACTTGGTAGAATCAACATAAAACACCACCTTGTCGGTGAACTGAGAATTTTCAGAAACTTCATACTCAACGAATATTTTGTCGTTGTAGAGAAGAGTATCTTGGATTGGACTGGTAATTTTTATCATCTGTTTCTATATGGTACTGATGTTGTGTTGATGACCAAAGATCTGGAACTTGGTCTTTCGTGATAGATGAACATTTTTTGCTTCGCAACAATATCTCTTTCATTTGGCACAGCAAATATGATGACGGGGAAACCATCCACCAAAGACAGTGGTTTGAAGTTTTTGAGTATCACTTTTCCTGTTTCATAATCAACACTTCCTATATTTTTGTTGAGAACTATCTTCTGATTGTTGATGATGTAGTACAACACCATATTACCATAACCATCATCTTCTAAAAGACAATCTCTATCGACATTCTGCTGTCCAGTAGTATCCAAGTATGCAAAAACATTTGAAGTGACTATGCTCTTATATCCGTCTTCTGGGTGGTAGAATTTATTGTTGAATGCGATCTCATAGTTGTGTGGTTTTGCATCAAAAATAGGAACAAATCTCTTTTCTAGAGACACACCAATATCATTACTGATGATGTTTTCGTTTACTTTTTGTATTGCTGAACTCAAATCTGTTGCATAAAAATCTTTATCAAACTTGTTTAGATTTTCTTCAGTAAAGTCGTATATTTCTGTGGTGACATCCGATATAAGAGTATTCATGCCCACTGAAAGATTTATTGGATCTACTTTCAAATTTACAGTTAGATTGATATAGAGTATCTCAGGATCTACGAATTCCACTAAAACACCAACCACATTTCTTGTAGTGTTCAAAGTGGAAATTATGTTTGATTTCTCGTTTGGAGATAGAATAGCACCTGTTTTTGGTTTTACGCTTACAAAAACTCTACCGTATGCTGGAGGATCATTATCTTCTCCTCCCCAACAAATAACATCCTCTATTATTGAGAAGTCCTTGAGGATTATGTTTCTATAATCTTCTTTTGTAACTGCTCTTTCCTGAGTGACAAAATTTCTGGTAGTGTTGAATCTTATGGACTCTTTGCTTTCGGCATCGCTTCCACCATTAGAAGGAACTACTGTTCTTATTGTGACGCCTGGTATGGTGGGAATACTGAAAGTAGTTGTAGAGTTTGCAATACCCACTCCATTTGCTTCTTCACCAGAAGATTCTACGATTTCTATTCTTATGACATTACCATCGGACAATCTTTTACCCAAAACACCATCACCAAAAGTCAACTCTAGCAAACCATCGGAATTCTCTTCCAGAAAGTATATTTTGCTGTCTTCTTTCAACATTGTGATATTTGTTGCTTCGTAGTAAGGAACAGTATCTGTGCTTGCAGCAGAAGGTTGAACACTGACCTTAAGTGTAGACGCATCTACATTCACATAAGGTATTACGAATTTTTGATTTTCTGCACTGCCATTGACTACGAAAGAATACTTTCTTAGCGTGCCTTCTACAAATTCTATCGTTCCTGTGCTATATTCGATAGGTTGACCAGATTGATCAAAATCACTAGCAGAAGCAACAACATTATCGAGAAGAATAAAAGAGTAAGAAGAACCGTTATTTGATGCCAAAATTCTGGTATTCTTGGGAACTCCATCAATCAGGCTTTGTGGGGAACCATAGATTTCCACAAAAACTCTTGAAGATTTGACAGTTTTTGGTCTATATGCAAAATGCTTTGCTATTGAAACTATGGAAGATCTCTTGGTTGCACTATCCAAGAACATCTCGTTTACAGTCATATTGTTGTAAAACGCTTGATAGTATGTGTTGTATGCCAGAATATCCAGAAGAATATTGAGAGCAGAACCTTCAAAATTATAAGAAGTAAATTGGTTCTGAGTCCTAAGAAAATTCTTAAGATTTTGTTTTATGAGATCAAATTCGACCTCTGTTATTCTTAGTTCTTTGGTATTCATCTGCTTCTAGTGACCTCTATGTTTACTTCTTGTTGTGGAACATCTTCTCCTAATATTATGAAAAGTATCGTTATATTTAGAGTATTTTCCCTCTGTTCTATTAGAATGTCGTCTTCGTTTACTTCTATTCTGCGTTCATAAACAGACAATAAATTCACCAATTTGTTTTTTATGTCATTTACATAAACATAATTGAAATCTTCAAACAATCTGTTTATTATATTTCCACCTATGGTAGTAAAAGGTTTCTCAAAAGTATTCAAAAGGACAAGTGTTTTTACTGATTGCTTAATAGCATCCACTCCGCTTTTCATCACTAAGTTTCCAGTGATAGGGTGTGCTCGGAAAGAAAAATCCAAATCTGTTATTTTGAGTGTTTTCTTCATCTAAATCCTTTTTTGTATTTATCATTCTTTCTTGTTATTTTTACAATCTTCCTTCTTGTTGGTAGGAATCCATTTTCCAGGCGGACAATTTATGAATTTTACTGGCATAGTTGGATCTGGTGGTTTCACCACATCTGTCAATAGCGGTAGTTCCTGAGCAACAAACAACACATTTTCTTGCTCTACTTCTCTGTTTGCTACAATTTTATTTGCGGAAAACAACTTTAATCTCTGCAAAGAAGACAATCTAAGTTCATCTCTGGAGAAAAGATTGGTTGATTTCTTTCCGCCAATAAAAGTCAAATTCTCAGAGAACATTCTCAAAACAGCATCCTTGTTTCTAGTGTTTTCATAAATTCCAGCATCTATGATTATTCCAGCGTATCCCTGCATACCACAGTAACCTAATTCCGACATCAGGTAGTTGTCTTTCTGTGTTCTTACCACAAACCTGTTGGACTTTATTGAATAGTCCTTCTCAACCAATTTAGAGAGAACAACATACTTTTCTTTTACTTCGTTCCAGTATGTTCTTTCTGCTCCTCTTTTGTATCTTTCTACAACTGGAGGAGCAGATGTAAGATCACCTTTTGCACCAAGTCCATAATCTCTTTCTACTTTGTTGTAGTAGTATTCCTGTGTATTTTCTTTTACCAGCAGTCCTCTGTTGTATACTTGTATTTCTTGTTTTGAATCCTCTTTGGTCATAACAAGATTGTCAAAATTACCATCAATTCTGACATCTCTGTTTCTTCCTATTTCGGTGACCTGATCCTCACCCACAACAAGGTGCATATGACCAGTGCATTCTATGTTGTAATCTCCGTTCACAAAATGATTGTAGTGTCCACAGTCCTGACGAATATTCACATCGCCTTTTTTAAGTTGAATGTTTGAATCGCCTTCATCCACTAATACATTCAAATTTCCCTTTTCGATGTATATGTTGATGTTTGCATTTTTACCAATATGAATGTCGAAATTAACTGCGGACTCTTCTTTGCTTTCCAGTTGATCTTTGTTTACTAGTATTTTCAACGCTTTGTCTATTGTGACATCGCAATAACCATCTATATGAACATGATTGTCTCTGAACACAGAAACATAGTTGTCTCTTACTACTTTGATCACCTTATCTCCGTTTGGGTGATATTCCTCAAACGAACCGCTTCTATGGTTTGTAGAGATTCTTTCGCTGCCTGGAGTGTCATCGAACTCGACAACATGACCAGATTCGGTTTCAGTTACTTTATTGAACGGATAGATGGTGACATCTTTAAATCTATCTTCGTCATTGTCTCCTTCACCATCACTACCTTCACAGTCACATTCCTTTTTTCTAGGTTGTATCTTTTTACCTTTTTTCTTACCATATTGAGTAGGAGATTCCCCCCAGCCTTTTCCTTTATTTGTTTGTTGAGTTGGACCATTGAAAGGAGTGCAGTTTAAATTGGCGCCACTACTATCAACATTTCCTCCACCTCCACCTCCGCCGCCACCACCTCCAGAACCTCCTCCGCCGCCACCACCAGAATCACCAGAATCACCTTTGTTTGGTCTAGATGGAGGAGAAGATTGATTAGGTCTATTTTGAGAAGAACCACCACTTCCTCTACCGCCGCCAGTTCCACCACCACCTGCGCCACCGCCACCAGCACCCCCGCCAGGCGGAC